TCAGCACTTCAATTCCCGATATCGCTTTCTCTGGTTGAACAAGCGTTTCTGCGTGGATTTGAGCGCATCGCCTTTCGCGTCCCTTTCCGTGCTTTCAAGCGTTGCCATCGTCTGATCCAGAAGTTCGCATTCCGCGTGCTCCTTGGGCGTCAAGTGACGTTCCGCTCTCTCGTATCGCGGCTTCAGCTGCTCGTAGGTCATTCCGTGAGTCGGGCGCGTGATTTCAGTTTGCAGTCTCCTGAGATATTCCTTGCTCGCTTCCTTCCCCTTGCGGCTCTTGCCGGTGTAGGTGTCAAACCCTTGGCTCGGGGTCGCGTCGATGCGTTGCGCACCGATGCAAGGTGCGTCGGTGTAGACCGTCTGCCCGTTCACGTCGCAACGGTAGACCTGTTGCCCTGCCGCAGTGGTGCAAGCCAAAGCGAACAAGGTGGCGATGATCTTTCGGTTCATGTTTCCTCTCCTCTTGAACGAAACCGGGATGTCTGGCTGTCCGTCTCCGATTTCCTCACGTTGGACAACCTCCGGGCCGTACTGGCGCAACGCCAGCGCGCGGCGCAAGTCGCAAGGCTTGCCGCGACCGGCGCGGCGCGCGACGGGGCGCCAGCCCTCCCCCATGGTAATCACGGGGAGAACATCGAATGACGCATACCCCGAAAGTTGCGGCCCTGTTCGTCCGGCGCGACAGCCACTATTTTGAGCTGGGCTGTGACTGCTACGACATTGACCGTGACGCTCTGACCTGGCAAGGCGGGTGCCCTGGCGTCTTTCATCCGCCTTGTCGGTCATGGGGCCAGCTCGCGCACTTTGCCAAACCTCGCCCGGGAGAAAGGGAGTTAGCTTTATGGGCCGTTGCCATGGCTCGCAAATGGGGCGGCGTAGTTGAGCACCCCTATTCGTCGCGGCTTTGGGCGGCGGTCGGATGTGCCTCGTTCGGCGTCCGCGATCAGTTCGGCGGTGTTTTGCTGCCGCTCAAACAGAGTTGGTTTGGTCACCGTGCGCCCAAAGCGACTTGCATTTATTTCTTCGGACCGGTGCCTGATCTGTCGCAGCTACCCGACGTGCCTGCGCCTGGCCGGATTACGTCTATGGGCAAAGCGGAGCGGGAGCGTACCCCGTTGGAATTTGCTCGGTTCCTTGTTGACCTGGCGAGTGCCTGCCGTCCGCTGGAGGTTGCAGCAATGCTTCAGTCTGGCGGTCAAGTCCAGCGCATGGACGGTACTGGGCGCAGCGCTGGGCAACGCGCCTACTTCGGCGATCTTGTCAAAACCGAATTGCAGAAAAGAGGCCAGCAATGACCCGTCCATCTGGCTCCATCCTCAAGCGCCATTCCCAGACCTGCGCGCTTGTTCTCGACGGCAACGAAGTCAAAGCCCGCCTCGTCGCAGAACGTCGCCAGTCGAAGCAGCCTGTGCATGTTGACTGGGTGCGCTTTACCTGCCTTCTTCGAAACGCTCCTGCACCTGACCCGGCTCTTCTTGAACCCAAGGGCCGAAACAGTGACGTAGACCAGCTATCGCAATACGAACAGGAAAACGGCACCGAAGAACAGCGCGCCTTTGCTCGCTTCCTTCGCCTGCTGCATCAGTTCCCCGACGCCGATTACCTGCCTGCCGCGCAAGCCCGGACCATGGCGCAAAGCGTTGCGGGCTGCCTCGGCCATGCCTTTATCGTCAACCCTGAAATACGCAAGGGCCACGACTTTTACCGCTATCGAATCAGCATTGAGCGTGAAGGTCAAGAAGTCGCATGGATCGGCTTCCTGGCATCCGGCGACAGTCCACGCCAGCAGGCCCAGTCGCAAACCCTTCACGTCAACATCTACGGCAGCGCATGCACCTTTGCCGATGCGGGATGGCGTGAGGCGCTCGCCTTCGTTGTAGAGGGCTGCGACGGCAAGCTGACGCGCGTAGACCTGGCCCTTGACTTCTTCGATGGCTTCTCGGGCGGTGTCGAACGGGTCAAGGCGGACTACGAAGCCGGTCTCTGCGACGTGGGCGGCAAGCGCCCCAAGTGCAACATGGTCGGAGACTGGTGCGAGGGTGGCCGCAAGGGACGCAGCTTCTACATCGGCAGCAAAGAGGCGGGCAAGCAAACCAATGTCTACGAAAAAGGCGCCCAGCTTTTCGGCGAAAAAGATGCCACCGGCTGGATACGTGCTGAGCTGCGCTACGGCAACAAGCTGCGCCACCTGCCCATTGAAATGCTCACGCGTCCGGCTGACTTCTTCGCTGGCGCCAGTGACTGGCATGAAGTCTTGCTGCGCGAAGCCGAAGCCGTTGCAGTGCCTGAACCCGTGCCAACGGAAAAGCGGCTTGCGGATGAAACCGTTGAAGCCGAAGTAACCCGCAATCTGCGCTGGCTCAAAAACGTTGCTGCGCCATCGCTAGCACTCGCTTTTCAGCACCTCAAAGAAAACAAGTTTCTTGAGCTGGTAACCGGCCTGAACCTGCCAGGTCGCCTTCGCAGATTTGCCCGCGATGAAGTCCAACGCGCATACAGCTCAAGTTATGGACGAGTTTCAATGGCCCGGGGAATTGGTCATTCTCCATTGGCGGCTTAAACACTGACCAAAAAAGGAAAAGCAATGCAATTCAAGTCCGAAGTCATCGTTCACGGCGTCAAGGAATCCAAGGGAACCATTGAAGGCCGTGATTTCAGTTCCACCACGTTCCATTGCGAAGTGGACTTGTCTGAAAACAGCGCGGGCCGCTCCATTGGCCGCGCAACCCGTCCGTTCAAGATTCAGGACGCGGGCGAGTTCGACAAATGGGCGCACCTGGGCGCGTCCCTGCCATTGAAAGCCGTCGCGACCTTCGAAATGGCGGCAGCTGCACAAGATGGTACGCGCTTGATGCTGGTTGATATCAAGCCGCTGGAAGTCAAAAAGGCGGCGTGATGGCCTATGTCATCCAATCGTCGACCATGGGCAGTTTCTTGGCGCCCAGCTATGAGGATGGGCAGCCTTGCTGGGTGCTGCTTCTCTCCGAAGCCTGTCCGGTTGATGACCTGGAGACGTGCGCCCAATTGATTGAAGACCATTGCGACCTGATTTATCGGGCCGTGGTGGTCGATCTTGAATGCCTGCATCGGGCAATTGGTAACGCGTAATGGACCCGCAAATTATCCAATGCGCCACCGATTGCACGGTGACAGTCATACATGAATTCGCGTTGCCCGTACTAAATATGAGCACGGCTGACGCAGCAAGTATCAGCAGTGCCGTCCTGCTGGTGTGGGTGGTCGGATTCAGCATACGCATGCTGATTCGGACACTCAATTCTGGCGGCGATTCATTAACTAAAGAGGACTAACCATGAATCAATTTCGCAATCGTTTCGCTCGCTACGGTATTGGCGCTCTCGCTCTTACTGGTGCGGTAGCCGCTCGCGCTGATGCAATCGACGTGTCCGGCGTCGTGTCTGATATTGCTGCGCAGGCAACGCCTGTTGGCCTTATCGGTGGTGCCGTGCTGGTTCTGTTCGTCTCCATCAAGGCTTTCCGCTGGGTGCGCGGCGCTCTGGCGTAAAGCCGTGGCCTTGCCTTCGGGCAGGGCCTTTTGCATTGGGCAAACCTAATGCAAAAGGGGGAATCATGGGAATATTCTTGATGGTTGCAGTATTGGGGGCGGCATGGCTTATATTTACCGCCTGATCACTTTTATTTTTTTGTTCTCTGCTTTAAGCGGTGTTTCTTATGCGTCCCCTCCTATAACGGCGGGTTGTGGTTCATATAAAGTTACTGAGCAAAATCTTATGGATGATTGCAGGGCCATTAGGAGTTCTCAATATCCTTCTTCCTTTTATTATCTCGCCCTTGAAAAAAACGTTGATCATCCTTCTCCAGATATATATATGCCATATTGGATCGGTTATTATTGTCCCAATGGTACGTTGTATTCTTTAGGTGAACCCGGGGATTGTGGCGGATGTCCTTCTTCTCATGAGATTGTCGGCGGTCAGTGTGTCCCTAAATGCGAAGCAAACGAAGAACGTCATCCTGATGGCATTTGCCGCAAGATAAATCCCTGCCCCGAAGGCCAGCACGAAGAGGGCGGTGCATGCGTCCCTGACAATTGCAATCCTGATGAAACTCGGGTTAATGGCTTGTGCGTCAAAGATCCTGATTGTCCACCTGGTCAACAAAGATGGAACGGCCAGTGCAAAAAATCAAGTTGCCAAAAAGGCAAGGATTATGGCGTTTTCGATACGCCTTCTGATGAATATGTCGGATATCGTTGTGAATATGATTACGATATAGGTCAATTTTGTTTTGCTCGTATAAGAACAGCATTTAGTCTTAGTTGGACTGATGGGGATGGCGTTCAGCAGGGAGGCTATTCAGGGGTTGCCGTTGGCCTTGGCATGAATTGCGTTGGTGGCGGTTCGGGGGATGGCGGTAGCGGCGAAACTGGTAACCCGGGGTCTGGTGGTGACAGTGATCATGGCGATACTGGCGGTACTGGCGGTACTGGCGGTACTGGTGGGACTGGTGACACTGGTGATACTGGTAACCCTGGCACTGGTGAACCGGGTACTGGTTCTGGTGGCGGCGGCACTGGTGGAAATAAAACCGGCGGGTCTGATTCCGACAGTCATCCGGGTAGGGGAAATGACCCTGATTATGGTTATCTGCCAGGTGTTGAGCCTCCGACTGGTACTGCACCTGATGTCGGATCAGGTGAATGTCCTGCTGGCACGGTTAAACGTGATGACAAGTGCTACAGCACCTTGCCTAAACCACCTGATAACGATGGTAAATGCGAAGCTGGTTACATCAAGGTAAACGTTGAGTGCGTTCCTCTTGTTCCCGCTGAACCTCCTTCGGGTGGTACTGGTGGAACTGGTGGGACTGGCGGCAGTGGTGGCAATGGTAAAGGCGGTGAGGGTGCCTTTGGCGGCTCCTGCACGACTGGATTTACTTGCTCTGGTGATGCGTTGTTGTGCGCTCTTTCCTATGAGCAGCATTGGCGTAATTGCAGGCTTTATGACTTTCCGACTGACGAATCAAAGTTATATACGAAAGAAAAGGGCAAAGAGGGCAATCGGACAACTGACTTACCCGGTAACGAATCCGTTGATGTCACTGGCCGCATTGATTCATCTGATGCCATCGGCGGCGGCTCCTGTATTGCTGATGTGAACGTCACGATCATGGGTAAGACGGCAACATTGCCTTTCTCTATGCTTTGCCCATATCTGGCGATGCTTGGCAATATCCTTGTCGCGGTCGCAATGCTGCTTGCCGCTCGAATCATCATGCGGGGTTGATCATGCCTGTATTTATTGCTGCCATAGGCGGCGTGCTCATTAATCTGGTTGGCACACTCGCCGGCCGCGTCTTGATTGCGCTCGGCATCGGCGTTGTGACCTATTCGGGCATGGATGCCTCCATGGGCTGGGCCAAGGATGCCGCCATATCGGCGCTTGGCAGTCTGCCCGCTGACGCGCTCTCTCTGATCGGTTACCTCAAGGTCGGCGTCTGCGTCAACATCATTACGAGTGCCATGGCAGCTCGTGCCGTCATCAACGGTCTGAGCGGCGATTCCTTCAAGCGCTGGGTGCTCAAATGATCTATCTCACGACTGGCGCCAACGGCTCCGGCAAAACACTGCTGACCCTCAAGGATGTCCGTGAGCAGCAGTTGAAGGAAAATCGCCCGGTCTACTATCACGGGTTCGATATGAACCCGGAAACGGCGGCTGAATTCGGCTGGAAAGAGTTCGATCCAAAGAAGTGGCAGGACCTGCCCGATGGGTCGATCTGCATCATGGACGAGTGCCAGAACGAATTTCCTCTCAGACGCGGCGGCGCTGACGTGCCTGATTACGTCAACGCGGTTGCCCAGCATCGGCGCCGTCGTGGTTTCGACTTCTGGATGATCTGCCCGCATCCATCCCTTCTCGATACCTTCATCCGGCGCCTGATCGACAAGCCAAGTTGGCACCGACACCTGAAACGCGCATTCGGCGCAAACGTGGTATCGGTCATCACGTTTGGCAGCCCGGATATGACGTGCGAAAAGCCTGGCGCGGGCGCTCGTGGCACGGTCTCAATGCGGCCCTTCCCCAAAGAGGTCTATGCCTGGTACAACAGTGCCCAGCTGCACACTGGCAAGCGCAAGATACCCAAGGCCCTATACATGGTCGTTGCGGGGGTAGTTCTGGTGCCGACGTTGCTTTACTTCGGCGTCAAGACCGTCTACACCAACGCGACAAAAGGCGTTGAAGTCGTTGCACCTGGCGAATCCGAAGCCGGCGTTCCGCAGCTGCAGGCGGGCGGTGGCGGATACCGCAATGCGCCGTTGACGGCAGATGAATACGTCGAAGCCCGCAAGCCAAGATTGCGCGACTTCCCTCACACGGCTCCGGCCTATGACGACGTGGTCAAACCGGCTGTTGCACCATACCCAGCTGCCTGCGTCCACATGGGCAAAACCTGCAAGTGCTACAGCCAGCAAGCGACCCTGCTGCAGGTCTCTGGCCAGGTCTGCATGCAGATAGTCGCGCAGGGCTACTTTGTCGACTGGCAGCAGCCGCAGCAGCGCGAACAGCAGACCATGTCTCACGAGCGCGCCACCACGTCTGCGCGTGACAAGATGCCCGAGCAGGTGCCCACGTCGATACCCGTTCCGGTTGCCATTCCGCGCGAATCGCAGCCGCTCTACGCCTACGAAAATCAAGGTCTTGCTGCGCGCAATGCTCAGGTGCGCGGTGCTCTGCGCTAA